TCAACTGCAGTGATCGGCATCGTTTGTACCGGTCAGGATGCAGATGCCACAACGTTTCCACTGAACAAGCCGGTATTAATTACCAACGTACTGCAGGCAACTGGCAAGGCCGGTACCCAGGGAACACTGCTGCCTACTTTGCAGGCCATTGCTAGTCAGGTGAATACTCTTGTCGTTGCCGTCCGGGTTGAAGCCGGCGCAGATGAGTCCAGCACCGTGACCAATTTAGTCGGTACAGTTACAGCTGAGGGTGAATACACCGGCATTAAAGCCTTGTTAGCTGCGCAATCTTTGATAGGCGTTAAGCCTCGGATTTTGGGTGTACCAGGGCTGGATAGTTTGCCTGTGGCCACTGAGCTTGCCGCGACCGCGAAAAAGCTGCGCGCCTTTGCCTATGTCAGCGCTTTTGGTTGCAATACCAAAGAAGAAGCCGCGGCATACCGTGATAGCTTTGGTGAGCGTGAAGTCATGGTGATCTGGCCAGACTTTACGGTATGGGACGCTGCCACCAACAGCAACACAACCGGCTTTGCTACAGCCAGAGCGCTGGGCTTGCGCGCTAAGCTGGATAAAGAGCAAGGCTGGCACAAAACGCTGTCTAACGTAGCGGTCAGCGGTGTCACCGGTTTAAGCAAGGCGGTGTTCTGGGACTTACAGGATCCGGCAACAGATGCCGGCTACCTGAACAGCAATGAAGTCACCACCCTGATTAACCACGCAGGCTTTCGTTTCTGGGGCAGTCGTACTTGCTCTGACGATCCACTATTCCTGTTTGAGAACTACACACGTACAGCACAGGTGTTAGCGGACACGATAGCAGAAGCGCACATGTGGGCCATTGATAAGCCGCTTACCCCTACCCTGGTGAAAGACATTATCGAAGGTATTAACGCCAAGTTTCGCGAGTTAAAGGCACTGGGTTATATCGTCGACGGCAAAGCCTGGTACAACGAAGATTTAAACGAAGTGGCCACGTTAAAAGCTGGCAAGTTGTACATCGATTACGACTATACGCCGGTACCACCGCTTGAAGATCTGACCTTCCAGCAACGAATCACCGACCGCTATCTGGCAGATTTTGCTGCTGCCGTAGCTGCAGCGTAGGAGATAGAACATGGCGTTACCACGCAAAATTAAACAACTAAACGTCTTTGTTGACGGCACCAGCTGGGTGGGTGAATCAGAAGATTTTACCCCAGCCAAACTCACCCGAAAATTTGAAAGTTACCGTGGCGGCGGTATGCCTGGTGCGGTCAATTCCGATATGGGCTATGACGATGGTGCACTTGATGTGCAATTTACCTTTGGTGGCTTAAATGAAGAGCTGATCAAACGTATGGGGGCACCTAAAGCAGATGGCGTCAGCCTGCGTTTTGCCGGTTCAATCCAGCGTGATGATACCGGTGACGTGGGCAGTATTGAAATTATCTGCCGGGGCCGCTTCAAAGAATCAGACCTTGGTACCTTAAAAGCCGGCGACAACAGCCAGACCAAAATCAGCATGGTAAACACCTACTACAAGGTGGTGGTAGATGGCGCTGTGCTGCATGAAATCGACCTTATCAACATGGTTGATATTGGTCCTGATGGTACCGACCGCATGTTAGCGCACCGCAAAGCGATCGGCCTGTAACGAACCATTCTCCAATGGCACACGTGTTTGGCCAGCAACTGCTGGCCCTTTTTTAATCTGAGGAACCCACTATGTCAGTTACTGTAGTTCAAAAGAAAGTTACCCTGGACACGCCTATTCAACGCGGCAAAGACACCATTTCGGAAGTAACACTGCGCAAACCTAAAGCCGGAGAAATGCGCGGCCTGGCGCTAGCCGATGTGTTGAATCTGGACGTTAATGCCCTGGCTACCCTGCTACCACGTATTACCCAACCCATCATTACCAAAGATGATACACAGAACTTAGACCCTGCTGATCTGGTGCAACTGGGCGGAGAAATTGCCAGTTTTTTAGTACCACGCAAACTGCAGATGGATCCGGACAGCTCAGCCACGGAAGCCTCCCTGACAGCGTAGACGAGCTTATGGCTGACATTGCAATGATCTTTCACTGGCCGCTGTCTGAGATGGCGGCGTTTGAAATTGAAGAACTGGTGGACTGGCATGACAAAGCCGTAACACGTTGGAACCGAATCAACAGGCCTGAAAATGAACAAACTTGAGCTTAAAGTACTGCTGGCAGCGGTTGACCGCATCACTGCACCGCTTAAGAAAATGCGCGATGCCAGTGGTGTGACAGCCAAAGCGTTAAAAGCCACCCAGGACAAAATCAAACAGCTGAACAAGCAAGCTGGCCAGATTGACGGCTATCGCACTGTTAGCCGGCAGCTCGGTATGAAATCAGCTGCCCTGGTTAAAGCTCAACGGGATATGGCCAGGCTGGCACAGGAAATGTCTGCCAGCTCAGCCCCCAGCAAAGAGTTAACACGCAACTTTGAACGTGCCCGGGCCGAAACAGTAAGGTTAGTTACGCAGCAAAAGAACCTGACCATAAGCCAGCACAGGCAACGTGAAGCGCTGCGCTCTGCAGGCATTGATACCCGCAATTTAGCCAACCATCAGCGGCAACTCAGCCGCGATCTGGCATCAGCCAATCAGCAATTACTGCAACAGAAAAACCGTTTAGAGCGTGTTGCCCAGCAGCATAAGCAGCTGGCACAGGCACGCCAACGTTATGATCGGGCTATGGGCATGCGCGGTCAGCTTGCCGGCACCGGTGCTACCATGCTGGCCACAGGTGCCGCGGCCGGCTATGCCGGTGCTCGTGTATTGCAGCCTGGCCTGAACTTTGGCGAACAAATGAGTGAGCTGCAGGCCATTGCACGGCTGGATAAGAGTTCAGCTCAATTCGCCACATTAAAGCAGCAAGCACGTGATCTTGGTGCTTCAACCGCCTTTACCGCGACTGACGTTGGCGCAGCGCAAACCTTCCTTGCCCGAGCAGGTATTACGCCAGACGCCATTCACGCCTCAATGCAAGACGTACTTAACCTGGCACTGGCCAACAGAACCGATCTGGCTGCCACAGCGGATATCGCCAGCAATATTGGTGGCGTGTTTAAAATTGATGCCGCAGTCGAGGGCAATATGCGCCGTATTGCCGATGTGCTGTCCGGTACCGCAGCCAGGGCCAATGTCGATTTGATGATGCTTGGCGAAACCATGAAATATCTGGGTGGCGTTGAAGAACTGGGCATGTCAATGGAACAGGCCGCAGCGATGGCCGGTATCATGGGTAATATTGGTATTCAAGCCAGTATGGCCGGCACCACTACCCGCTCAATGATCAATAGTTTGACCAAGCCATCGAAAGAGGCACGCGAAGCGATGGAAGAACTGGGGCTTAAAGTCGCTGACAGTGCCGGCAATATGCGTCAGCTGCCGGATATACTTCGCGATTTAAACAACCTGACCCGTGAATTTGGCAGCGCTGACAAAAAAGAGATTATGCAAACCATTTTTAGCGCTGAAGCAGGATCAGGTGCCGCCGAGTTAGCCACAGCTATGGGTAATGGCCAGCTGAGCAAACTGCTTTCTGACTTGGAAAACCTGAAAATTAACCCGGGTGAATCCGCCAGAATGGCTGCAGTGATGGCAGACAATATTAATGGCGATTTAAAGAGCCTGCGTAGCGCCTGGGAAGATGTGGGCATTGCAATTACCGAAGTAAATGAAAACCCGCTGCGTGAACTCATCCGCACCATTACATCGGTGATACGTAAAGTTGGTCAATGGGCCCAGGCCAACCCCGAGTTGGTCGCCAAATTATCTAAACTGGCTGCGGTTATTGTTGCACTGGCGGTTGTCGGTGGAGGTTTAACATTGACGCTGGCCGGCCTGCTTGGCCCTCTGGCCATGATCAAATATTCAGCCACCGTGCTGGGCATTAAAGCGTTACCCGGGCTTGGCGGCGCTCTGCGCTCTGTCACCGGTCTTGCGGCACGGTTTGGTGCTGTGCTGATGGCCACACCGGTAGGCTGGATAATAGCCGGCATTGCCGCAATTGCTCTTGCAGCGCTAACTATCTACAAGTACTGGGAACCCATAAAAGCTTTCTTTGCGGGTGTTTGGCAGGGCATAACTGACGGTATGGCGCCGGTAATAGAAACGTTAAGCCCGGCCTTTGCTGCGTTTGCGGATTTACTTGCACCATTAAAGCCGTTATGGGATGGCATTGCCGGCGCACTGGGCTCCGTCTGGAATTGGGTAACACAGCTGCTGCAACCCTTTGACGCAACCCGGGAGCAGTTGGATGCAGCAACAGGCGCCGGCCAGCGGTTTGGCAAGTGGCTGGCGGATATGATCATGTACTTACCAAACGCCCTGGTACAGTTCCACCAGTTCGGCAGCGAATTAATCACCGGCTTGATCAACGGCATCACCGGCAAACTTGGTGAGTTAAAAGAAAGCATCACCGGCGCAGCCAGCTCGGCAATTGGCTGGTTTAAAGATGTGCTGGGTATACGTTCACCGAGCAGAGTATTTGCAGCTGCCGGCGACGATACGATGGCAGGCTTAGCCCTTGGCATTTCGCGCAGTAGTGGTCTGCCGGTAAAGCAGGCAGCGAATATTGGTAAGCAGCTTAAAGGCGCAGCACTCGCTATTGGTGTGTCATCAGCGCCTACAATCGCAGATCAGGCCCCTGCATTTGTGCAGTCAGCATTCGGGCAAAACAGCTCAGCGGCCACTCATTCTGCCAGGGCGGTTCACATAGATGCGTCGCTAAACGCGCCAATCACCATTTATGCTCAACCAGGTATGAACGAGCGCGATATAGCACGCCTGGTGAATGAGCAATTAGCCAAACGTGAACGTGAGCAGCAAGCCAGGCTGCGTTCGTCTTTGCGTGATTTGGAGTAACAGCATGATGATGACATTAGGCTACTTTGTTTTTAGCCGGCTAACGGTACCCTTTCAGCAAAAGCAGCACGATATGGTATGGCGTCACCCGTCCAGCAACCGTGTTGGCGCCCGGCCTGTTAGCCAGTTCCTGGGAGCCGGTGATGAAACCGTAGTGCTTAGTGGAGTATTACTGCCGGAAATCACAGGCGGCGAACTTAGCCTGGAAACATTGATAAAAATGGCTGACACCGGCAAAGCATACCCGTTGATCGATGGTCGCGGTACTGTACACGGTCAGTTTGTTATCGAGAAAATTAGCACAGGTAGCAGCGAATTTTTCCCAGATGGTGCTGCCAGGCGCATCGAGTTCAGTATGGATCTTAAGCGTGCAGATGATGACGATACCGGCCTGCTTAGCAATAGTAGGCTGGACATGATTGGCCTGGGAGATCTGTTTTGAACTTACCTACCCTTTCAATTAAACAGCCGGTACCAGATTGGCGCATAGTAGTTAATGGTGCCGACATCAGCAAGAAGATCCGCAGCCGGTTGCTGTCGTTATCGCTGGTCGACAACCGCAGGTTTGAAGCCGATACCGTGACCATCGAGCTGGATGACAGCGATGGCCAGCTGGCTTTTCCGGCCAAAGGTGCAACCATGCAGGTATATATCGGCTGGAAAGGTGAAGAACTGGTAGACAAAGGCACTTTCACCATAGATGAAATTGAGCATACCGGGCCACCCGATATGCTGATATTACGTGGCAAAGCGGCAGATATGCGTGACACGCTTCAGGTGTTGCATGAGCAAAGTTATCACCAGAAATCCCTGGGCGATATTCTGAAAACCGTAGCCGGTCGCAATAAGCTGGATCACGCGATAAGTGAAACGTTATTGCCGGAATTCATACCGCATATAGACCAGCAGGCAGAGTCAGATGCAGCGTTTTTAACGCGCCTGGCACAGCAGTTTGATGCGCTGGCCACCATTAAACATAACAAGCTGCTGTTTATGCCGGCAGGCGAAGCCAAAACAGCAAGTGGCAAGCCACTCACCAGCTTGACCATTACCCGACAATCTGGCGATAGCCACCAGTTCGCAGTTGCCGATCGCAATGCTTACACTGGGGTAAAAGCCGTGTGGCAAGACAACGATGCAGCCAGCCGGCGAATAATTCAGGTGATCCGCGAGAAGAAAGGCAAATCGCCGATAGAGCAAGGCAACACTGAATTTATCATTGGCAGCACGGGTAATATCAAAGTGCTGCGTACAACTTACAGCAGTAAGAAAACGGCAGAACGGGCAGCAAAGGCGGAATGGGAAAAGCTACAGCGCAATGTGGCAACCTTTAGCATTACCCTGGCGAAAGGCCGGCCAGAGCTGTTCCCTGAAGTGCCTGTAAAAGTGCAAGGGTTTAAGCCTGGCATAGACGCGTTGCCATGGATACTTACGCGAGTAAATCACAACATAACTGACAGCGGATATACAACAGCGGTAGAGCTGGAAGTAAAGAACCGCGAAGAGCCTGAAGTGAACGAGCAAGACGATTAAACTTTAAGATTAAATCTTTACCCAACCATTTTTAAAAATGGCAGCTATCTTATGAATAACTAATTCATTTTCATACTTTGATTGATTTATAGCTTTGTTAGTATAGGGACGGAAAGCTTTGTCCAATTCAATTACTAGTTCACGACTTAATCTATGAATTCCGTCTTCACTCGCAGCCTTAACCATAATCTCCGGTCTAAACGAGCCATGTTCATAAAGTGCAGTTATGGCAGTCTCACAAACAGCTAACTTAAGAAGATAGCTAGATCGCTGCCACTCAAGACCAGAGCTTTCTATTAGGATGTTCGCCTGAGTGCCATCAGGCTCATCTGATGAACGGACCATATAGCTATAAAAATTATCCAAGCCCACACCACCCTGATCATTGAAACGCAGCTGATTAAACTGCTTTGTCCAGGTTAGGTCTTTTCCACCCAGTAGTTCTGCAAATGACTTAACGCTAACAAACTTTTGTGCATCGCGCAGTGCCTGTTGCCTGGTCTTGCTAATTGTCACAGCCATGTCTGGTAAAGGGGTATGAGATACAGGCCTGAATGTTGTAAGAACGGGATAAACAGTTACAGTAATTTCGTTAACGTCCGTGTGGATAAAGCTGCGATATATGCCGTATATCATCGCCCTTTTTAACTCTTCCTGGATAACATCAACGTGGTCGCCCTTAACTGCCATAGGTGACAGCCTTATGTGCAATGGTGATTCGCTAATCAGCTCATAAGATTTGTTCTCTGGATAGAAATCGCCAAAGTCACTTATCATTTCCTGGACAGTGGCAAACTTGTCCAATTTACGGTTGCCATTCTCATCATATTTATTGGCTGATTTAGCCAGTATTGCTGCTAATGCAGGGCCTATTTTTTTCTCTTGGGTATCGGTAGTTTGCTGGGATGCTGCCGGAAAGCAGAAGATTAAAGCGATGAATAATACTGATAATAACTTCACACACTGTCCTTTGTTATAGATGTCAAAAAAAGCAACAACGCACTTTGTTGCTTGTCACTAAGTAACTCACTGGTTTTCAATAATTGCTGCTGACTATCAGTAAGTTTTGTCCCTGTAATAATATAATTCACATCAGCGCCGAGCAAAGCTATTTTCGCCAGGTAGTTTGCATCAGGTGATCTTTTGTTGGTTTCGTATGAGCTTTGGGCGTTCTTAAGCACACCACCAGCTGCCCCAAACTCAGTTTGAGACATATTCAGAGCCTGCCTAACTTCCCTCAAACGAGTTCCAATAGTCACAATTAGTCGCCATTACCTGTTTAAAAATCACCCAAACGAATTACAAAGCTTTTCTGTAATTGTTGATATATAACAATGACTTACAATAGTATATGGTCTATCGTCATACTGCAAATAATGCAAATATCAGGATTTTGTCGAAATTTTTGTGTGACAATTGAGGTAAATTAACTCACGCTGAATCTAAGGAGTAATCATGCAAATCACATCAAGTACTAACCCATACAGTTCATCTGTTCAAACCAACGAAACCGTTCAAGCTAAACCAACCGCGCAAAATACAGGGCTTAATAAGCAAACTGCCACTGCCGGTGAAACGGTACAAATATCAGCTGCGGCCTTGGCCAAGCTAGCTGATGAGCAGTCAGCACAAACTTTAGGGAGTGGCTGGGGAAATGAACCGACGGTAACTGAGCCAGAAGATGTGCCGTTGCAACCGCAAACATTTAGTACACAAGGTGATGCTACACCTGGCAGTGGCTGGGGTAATGAGCCGCCAGTAAACAAATAAAGGAGTTTTAGATTTGGGCAATTGGATTCTGACAATCTCATCATACTTATGGATAGCGAGTGTCCTGGCATTAATAGTGGCGTTTCTCATACCCACTGACAAGTCATCACGCTTTAGCGCTGCTGTATGGATTTTTATCGGGCTGGTGATGGACAGGTTAACCCCTCACCTTTTAAGCCTGAGTGAGTGGGATCAAGAGTATGCCCGATTCGCCTGGTACACCACCTGGTCGGCTTTTAATACCCTGACAATATTAATTATCTGGGTATGGCACCAAAAAGCACAATGGCAGCTGTCGTCATTAACAAAGTTCATCGGTGCGTCTTGCCTGGCTATGGTATGCCTACAAACGCTAAGGTTAATGGACAGGCTTTTGTTTAATACCGACCTACTGGCAGGGGTGTACAAATTTGGAGTTCCAACATTAACTATTGCTGTTATTGGTGCCATTGTGATTTGGGCGGCAAGCAGTGTTAAAAGGAAAGCAGTAGCATGAGTTTGCTTTGTGTTCTGATATCTTTAGTGTGTTGCGCAGTGTCATTCAAAATCTACTTCCTTATGACGTCTGCAAACCCGACTCTTAAACAGATAGAAGCAGAGGTATCACGAGATTTAGAACCCCGCTCGCACCGCCTTTGTATGCGAGCCTGTGAAATAGATCTGATGCAGCATAACTGGCAGCGCATACAAATGGACGATGCCTGGCGTGATGAACTTCATCAATATGTATCTGACTTTGAGGAGGCTGTGGCCCAGCGAGTCAAATCAGGAAATGTTAAACAGATATCAGCCTATGGCGGTATTCGTATTCAAAACAAAGGGGCATAAAGCCCCTTTTTATTTTTCAGGCACGATCAGAACCAACAGTGCCAATAATAAGCAAACCAGCGCTTGCGCATACTCACCAATTTGATACAGCACTGCAGCTAAGCCTACTGCACCATTAAAGACTGAAAATCGCATGTTAGTAACCTCCTGTGGATGTGGGAGGTGAAAGTGTATTCTGAAATAACAAACGCCAGATTCATTAAGGGTGCGTTTTTTTCACCCTTAGTGTTCCGGCTGAACTAATATTTCATCATTTGATAGATGTCCCAGCAGCGGTTCTAACTGATCAACGTCACTGTTAAACCAATACTTCATGTCAGCCGGCTGAACCAACACCGGCATGCGGTGGTGATACTGTGCACATTTCTCGTTGGGTGTTGTGGTGAGGGTTACCAGCTGGCCCGGTTCGCTGCCCTGCCCTGGGTAAAAAATGCCAGCCATTAAAAAGAATGTGTTGTTTGCAGGGGTAAATAAGTACTTCTTTTTACGTGGGCCACCTTCGTCGCGCCATTCATACCAGCCGGCACATGGCACCAGGCAGCGATGTTCTGTAAATGCACGTTTAAATGTCGGTTTGGTGGCAACAGTTTCTGCTTGGGAGTTAATAAGTAGACTTTTAGCCCAGCTGGGTTTTATACCCCACTGCAGATCTAACTGCTGGTATTGGCCATTATGGCTAGCAACTGTTGTGACAATTTGTGCTGGGCGTAAATCGGGGTTTGGCCGGATATTGAGCTTAATACCGAGCCCTTCGCATAGGTCAATAACTCTTGGGTCGTCAGTTACGTTAAGTCGGCCACACATTAAAGTTCCCTTACACCAGTTGCTCTGTTGGAGGAAGCCCAATAATTATAAACCGAATATAGCTTACGTAAGCCCAAGTTCGGGATGATAATTAACCAGAGTGGTAAACCGGTATTCCATGCTATTTAAAACAAACTTGTCACCTTTTTTCACTGACTCAATGTATTTCTCGACGTACTGCGTAAATTGTTTGGTTACGTGGTGTTCTTTACCAACCAGTTTTTTACCTGCGTGCTTTCCTCTAAGAACAAATACATCGTTTGATACGTAGGATAATTTTCTAAGCAGTAGCGCTTTGGTGTAATCGAGGCCCATACCTTTTACTGAATGGTTTTGCCGGTCAACTTCCAAAATAAAGGAAGCATCGTGCTTGATACAAGATCTGACAGGTATTGCAAACGTTAGGCCGTTAACCTGAATTTGGACAATCCCGTGTCCTCTAGTTTTATCCGCAGTCCACTCGCCCGTTGTTGCATCACAGTCTAGCGCTTGAATAATTCCCTTATTCTCTTGGTAGAACGAGTTTTCTAGCTTTAGTAGTTTCATGCGGCCAATTCCATACAGTCCTAAAACCAAAAAACCCTAACATCTGTTAGGGTTTTTTAGGTAGCTAATACAAGGAATTTAGGTTTTTTACGTGGGGATGTTCCTACCGCCACAACAAACAGGGAATTTAAGTTTTTTACGTGGGGATGTTCCTACCGCCACAAGCTACACATGAATTGTATATGGCAGTCGCCACGACTGTCAAGTTACAGCTATTCATGGCTGCAACTTACACACACAATGACTGCAACTTGCAGCATTTCAACCTTGTAGCTTTCTCACTTGATGAATTAACTCTTAGACGGTGGCAAATTGCCGTACTCTTTTTCATACTCCATCTTCAGATACCCAATCACACCTTCAAGCCGGTCAATATCTTCGGATAAGTCGGCTGCTTCATCTTCGTCGATTTCGTCCATGTCGATACTTAAATTAGATGCCAGACGTTGTTCAAGTGATTCTATTACCAGTCTCCAATCGCCCATGATCATGGGTATTGCCAAACCATCTAACTTAGCCATTTAAGATCTCCTGTGGTGTTAGTTTTACACATTTAGACATATCAGCACCAAGCTCTTGCAACAGACCCAAGTACTTCATCAATGGCATGTCTATTTCTGGTGCAATCATGAAATGCCCTTTTTTTGTCGGTGTCCGGTCGTGCACTATCTTCAGCCCGGTGGGAATTGGTATACCCTTTTTAATCATCCATACATTTTTCCCCTGGCGCTTCATTCCCGTTGTTATGTGGTCAAAAGTAGAGAAGCCATTCCCATTAGCCTTAACGTATGTGATACCTGACCGTTCGTAGATATAAATATCTTTCAGTGCCCGATTCTCAGAAAAGCCGGGGGATACAGAATTGCCACTACGGTACAGTGGTCGCTGTAACTCTTCGAAATTTTCTATGTAAAGCAGCTCTGCATTAATCATGCTATACCTCCAATGTATGTAAAATAACGGCCAATATTAACCATTAATTCACCAATTGGATATATTTCATTTTCCAAGTTGCAGGCGATTTACCGCAGGCATAGTTTTAATTGCTACGAACTGTTGGGATAACTACGCCAAAAATCTTTTACCGGCTTCTTCCGGTTCAGCAACAGGTTCGCCGTGTTTCTTCTGGTAAATGTATCGGGCCAGTTCGGCTACCTGCTCAAACTGCTTTTGTTCTAATTGCAGGATCTGAAAGCGGTGCGCTGTAGCCATTAACTCACTTACAAACCCTTCAAAGTACTGCTGGCTAAACTGGCGCTCTTTAAGAACATTACAGCTATGGGTTTTAAAGTAATCCGGTACTAGAAACATCCAGTTTTCTACCCAGTCGTACCCGGGCAGCAGCCGTAGCATATCTACTATCTGTTCGCTTTTATCAACGCTGGGGGTTTGTGTACCGTTGCGCACTCTGTGCACATAGGAATAGTCAATTGTTTCGCCTGCCTGGTTGTACTCCTTTACCAACGCTCTGACGCTGGCTTTGCCCAGCACATCAATCATATTTTGGCGAAAAACATCAATGGCTTTCAATGCTACGTCCTGTATCTAATAGGTGTATATATTGGATTATAGTCTCTGTTATTGGGTAAAAACAACGCAAATTGCGTAATCTTCCTGCCACCACCTGATTGATTACGCCTAAAAAGCCTTTAAATGCAATCTCCTGAATGATAATCGAAGCCCATCAACCTACTTATTGTTGATTATCGTCACACATTAAAGTTACGATATATGCAGCACTAACAGGAGGCAGGTATGTCATCAGCTCAAATTCGTGCAGCTTTACAACAGCTGCACAGCACCAGGGGCCGCTTAAGCCGGTTCTGCAAAGCCAACACCCTTAACTATCACACCCTGATGAAGTTTATGACTACCCCAGACAGGCAACTGGAGCACGACACAGCGGTAGCTGTCATCAATGCATTGCCAGACAACCTTAAGCAACAGCAGCTGGAGGCCGCATGAAATCAGGCATGGGAAACCCAAGAGGCGCCTGCCCTCACTGTTTAAGCGTGCTAACGGTGCGCCGTACAAAAGTAATGAGCGCCCTGGTTCGTGAGAAAACCTACCGCTGCAGCAACCTTGAATGTGGCTTTGTAGGTATCGCTGTTGAAGAAATGCAGCGCACTGTGGTGCCGCCAAGAACTGCCCGACCAGGCATCGATTTACCGCTTAGCAAAGTGAGCGGCCACCTGGCTGAATCGCAAACTAACTAAGTAACCGTGTGTAACCGGTAATGCGGTTACTGCTGAGGATTTGTGACAATGAACACACAAAATAACTTGTTGACTAAAGTTAAACATGCCATACTTTCCACAGCTACTCCCTTAGACAAGGAGCGGCCAGGCAGGCGGATTAGACAACCGCATGCAGTGACTCACGTAGGACAGTTAGAACCACATACCCCAATACAGGCCAACATGGCCGGTATTTCACACCGCATTTGCAGTATTTGGGGGCATGGGTCGGGAGCCAAAGAAAACGCCCCCACTGTGCCTTCCTACGTGGGGCACTGTCTTGCGGCTACCCGATCCGCCTTCTCAAAACACGTAGAGAAGGCACTTACCATGCTATTTACATTTATTATTGCGTACCCACACGCAAGAAAGGCGCAAGCACGCGATTTGCGCCGCGTTCGTACCATTTCAGCCATCGCCAAAACCGAACAGGAAGCCCGTCAGCAATTAGACGGCTTACCACTGGTATTTGTGCGCCAATCAAGTAATGAGACAAATGCACGCTTGCTACAGCCTACATGGGGTAAACCCCTGCCTGGCTGCGGCCACCCCATGTTAGTTGGAGGTGCGGCATGACAGCTCATATCACCCACACTCTGAACACGTTACTGCCTGCTATGAAAGACGGCTTTATCATAAATACGTTAAAGGGTGCATTTCATATAAATGGCAGCGAAAGCAAACCATTCGCCACCTTGGCCGCAGACACGTTAATGCAGCGCATTAGCCCCACTGCTGCCGACAAACCTAACCAACCATTTGCAAAACTGTTTAACACCAGAAAGGGCCAGATAGTGGCCATGCTACTGCCATGCGAGAAGCACGGCTGCCCGACAATTCAGCTGTTTATACAGCCGCAACAGTTCGGAGTTATGCAGCACGGTACTATTCATGTTGCAAACAAAAACACCTGGGAAGCAGCAATAGAAGTATTTCAATTAATGGACGAACGCCTGGTACTGGAAATGTGCCAGCCCCTGTTTGATAAGCAAGGGGGTGTGCAATGACAGCTCGTTACTACAAAACTGTTGCAGGCTCAGAAGCAAATGCAGCTTATGTGACTGTACAGCAGCAAACTAAAGACATGATAGCTGCAGCCAAACGGTTTGCCGCACTGTTTGATGGTACCCCAGTATTTGCTACAGACTTTCATGGCCGTAACTTTAAGGGTATTAAGCTAAATAACTTTGAAGAGCGCCCAGACAAGCATCTGTGGACTAAGCCCATTAAGCAATGGGGCTTTATTTCCTCCCCTCGGGGTAAAGCACTTATAGCTGCAGATAAAACTGAATTGGAAGCACTGAATAATCGGTATATGCAGCACACACCGGCAATACGTGAAGTTTCGTTCGATCCTTTATTTCAGGAACTGGGCACTGATTGGGGCAATCTGCTTTTTTGCGGCATCTCATTTTTTGACCATGAAGGCATTCTGTATATCAGCACTAAAGCTGAGCTAAAGAACTGCACCGAAATACTGGCCAGCGAATATGCAGCAGCAGACAAAGCCCGCCAAGCTGGAGGTGTAGCATGATGCGCCGCCCTGCTGTTACCGATGAAATGATCGAGCACGCGTTAGAAATTGCTGCTGATGAACTAAGCATTGATTTTGACACCCTGCAAAATGCTTATTCCTACCCGACTGACGGCTTTGAGTTGGCGCTGGAGCTACACAGCAGCCACGGCATCGACATAAAGCGCGATGATTTAGATGTACTCGATGCCATCGATATAAATGTTGAACGTCAGCACAAAGCACTGTGTAAAAAGTGGTTTGAGGAAAACAACATTCAGCCACCTTTCCCAGTTGGTACCGAAATTGAGGAAGGCGAGATCACTGATATTTACGAATATGAAGTTGCTGTTTATGAAGTGAAAGTTCGTGGATGGAAGGATGATGGCTCACGCCGCTTAATAAAATTTGAAGATGCGAAGTTGCCAGAATACCTTGGGGGTGCAGCATGAGCCAGTTACAGCAATTTACCTTTAACAATAACGGCCTGCTGTCTCAGGTTCGTGTGCAAGTTGATGATCATGGCCAGCCGTGGTTTGTGGCCAAAGACGTTGCCGAGCTGTTAGGTTATGCCGATACAGCCAAGGCAATTCGTACCCATTGCAAAGGGGTGGCCGAAATGGCCACCCCTTCAGCCGGCGGTGAGCAACTGGCCAAAGTGATCAAAGAATCAGACATTTACCGGCTGATCTTCCGCTCTCAGTTACCCGCAGCTGAAGCGTTTGAAAACTGGGTAGTTGAGGAAGTACTGCCGGCCATACGCCAGCAAGGCTTTTACCAGATGCAGGCATCGGTTAAATCTGCTGCGCCTATTATCAACCTGCAAAAGCAAGCACTGACGTTACTAAACAAACTGCAGAAGGAACAGGATCCGGCTATTCGCCAGTTTCTGCACGGCATGCTGAATAATGTATCTGCACTGCTGGGCCAGAGCACTCCACCACTGCTGGCCATAGGTAAAGCAGTCGACCCGAACGCCGAGCCAGAGCTGGCTGTTAAGTTCTTCCAGTACCTGGACAAATTAGCCGCCGCCGGCGAACAGCTGAACCACAGCAAAAACCCCGATTTGATTGCCATTAACTTGCCTGAATTTGCCAAGGCCTGCACAAAGCATCAGTTAGAGGTATTGCATAGCAGCAGCCTGCAAAAAGCATTGCGGGGCAGCAAACGGCTGTACCAGGAAAGCGTAGCAGCACGCAGCCAGCTAACCAGCTCAGTTGTTAAGTGTTGGGTGTTTAACGCGGGAGGTGAAGCATGAAAAATTCACTGCTTGACCTCAACAACCATTTATTTGCGCAAATGGAGCGGCTGGCTGATGAGGATGTAAAAGGTGACGCACTAAAAGATGAAATAGACAGGGCGCGCGCAGTAACTGCTGTTTCAAAGCAAATTATCACCAATGCAAGCCTCGTGCTTCGGGCAGAACAGCTCAAATACGATGGACAAATTCGCCTGGATGGCAACGAGAAGTTTCTGGGGGTAGCTAAACAATGACAGCCCCCTACACAACCGAACAACTGCATTTTGTAAAAGCAAATTGCACTATGACCAAACACGAACTGGCCGAAGCTTTTAACGCCAAATTTGGCAGTGATCGCAGCGCGGCGGCACTCGCCTCACTTCGCAAAAAGCACGGATGGAAAACAGGTAGAACCGGACGTTTTGAGAAGGGGCATATCCCCTCACCTAATGCCCGGCCAGCGGGCCCCAATGCAACTAGCTTTAAAAAGGGTAGTAAGCCACACAACTGGATGCCAATAGGGACTGAGCGCGTAAATGGTGATGGCTATATCGATATCAAAGTAGCTGAACCAAACGTTTGGGTTTACAAACAGCGCTTAGTTTGGGAGCAACATTTTGGCCCTATTCCAGATGGAATGGTCGTCATATTCAAAGACGCCAACAACCGAAATTTTTCCCCTGACAATCTTGAGCTATTGCACCGTGACGAGTTGCTAACAGCAAACAGAAATCATTTTTCTGCATTACCAGACGAGCTTAAGTTGCCAATGTTGCAGGTTTCGCGCCTAGAAGCTGCCACATTCCGCCGGTCACGTGAAGGAGACACAATATGAAGCCATTATTGAGTTTGAGTCAAATTAGTACATACCGAGACAAACTTAGCCTAATACAAAACGATGATGGCTCACTGGCTGTATATGGCGGCGTGGTCAATGTCACTTTTCCAGTAAGTGCTGCTGAAATTTTGCTTTGGCAATTGGATGGTAAAGCGATTGTTGAGTTAAGAGTTGCAATTTACTGCCAGAAAACCAGCAACAGGTTAATGACGCTGAATATCGATCTAACAGTCGAGCAGGCGCAGGAACTACGCCGACTGGTACCTAAGCTGAGTTTCTCAGACAAGCGGGAGGTTGCTGCATGAGCCGACCATACCGTTACAACAAAAACGCCAAGCCAGAAATTGTTTATGGCCGAGATATAAACATCGGCTACGCCACGCTGAAGCACGCTTTACGAAAAGGCATAGCAGGTTGGGATTTGCCTGGCTTTCACTTTACCGCCAATAGTGATGAAGCCGAACGTATAGCGCTGGAAATGCACAACATGATTGCAGACCGAGGTGGCTTGCCATTTGATTGGATGAGTAAGCGGGGTGCGGCAGTATGAGCATGAACCCCAAAACGACTTTAGCACTGACAATGATCGAGGGCCTTTCCCCGAATATCCATGACTGGTTGAAAAGCGAAATTATCAGGCTAGAGGCTGAAAACCAAAAGCTGAAAACCGGCTTGCTATTAGCGTCTGCTGACGAGGCAGAGCGCACTGGCAAACTGGAAACAAAGTATGACAGCTATCTGTTACCTTTTTATACCGATGTAACCGAACAGGAGGTTACACCGCTATGACCCGCACCACACTTGAAAAATCTGAATTTGATGCAGCGCTTTACTGGGCAAACAAACCGATTAAAAAGTTTGTTGTAACTTTGTTTAGCCGGCGAGAAAACCGCGACGAAACAAGGATATTTGCCGCCAGCTGCAGCGACCGTGCATCTGAGCTTGCCTTGGCTAACTCTGACTTGATTGAGCCAGTTATACGGGAAGTTCGCCTGGCGACGCCAGAAGATTTAGGCGCCGAACTCGTTACGCATGATCCTGTAACTGAGGTTGCAAAAAACTGCGGCTTAACAAAGTTCGTGCTGCCTGGCATGGCGAGCAATATGTTCTTACTTGGCAATGCGCCGGCAATGGCTGCGGTGCAGCAATTGCAACAGCAACACCAACGCTTAAGCGGTGTGCTTGCTGATTGCTTATCGGTTTTCCAGGCCTGTGAAAAACACAGCAAATTACCAGCAGAATGGCCAAGCCCAATTAACACAATGGAATGGGACGTGACGGTGAGAACGGCTGCATTAGCGTTAAAGGAGGTGCAGCATGGCGCAGTTAAATGACCCTGGCAAAACATTGGAGGAAAAGCTTGTAGCGCTGGATTGCAATGTGGCAGCCCTATCGACAGTTCAAACGTTGCTGGCCATGTGCCCACCTCACTTCCAGGTGAACGCAAATGCTTTGGGCCACTTGTTAAACGTTCTGGTGCAAGAGTTTATCGATGTTCAGCACATGCTGGATGAACCTGACGCACCTGCAGATAACGAATAATAAGAAGATCCGATATGTACGAGATGTACGCAGAATTACACAAGTTGGTGCTACCTCGCCTGATGGCTGATTTTGACTTTAAAGAGTCAAGACAAGGCGAGCTGTTGCAGCAGGGCAAATGCCCTGCTTGCAACAAAAAAGAGTTGTACACCAACAGCCGTGGCCCTTGGCTGTTGCGCTGTGGGCGCCTGAATAAATGTGGTGAAACATTCCACATAAAAGACCTGTATCCCGAGTTTTTCAATAGCTGGAGTGACCGATTCCCGGTCACCAAAACCACAGATAACGGCATAGTTACTAACCCAAATGCTGCGGCTGATGCTTACCTGCAGCACGGTCGGGGTTTTGATATTGAAAAGCTGAAAGACTGGTACAAGCAAGGCAGCTTTTACTGTGGTAAGCGCGACATTGGTACTGCCACGGTTAAATTTGAGATTGCCCCGGGCGTATTCTGGGAGCGGTTTATTGACCGGCCAGAGCGTTTCGGCAAGCAAAAAGCCAATTTTGTTGGTAGCTATCAGGGTTTGTGCTGGATGCCACCCAGCTGGGATCCGCATGCGATAGAAAGCAAAGACGAGCTGTGGCTGACAGAGGGCATTTTTGATGCCATCGCCTTATTCCAGAACGGTGTTAATGTCGGCGCATTAATGAGCTGCAATAACTTCCCTTACAAGTTTCTGGAAGAACTGGCCACAGCGCTGCCGGCAGAAAGCCGCCCCAAGCTGATTTTCGCCCTGGACGATGGCAAAGCCGGCGAAATGTTTACCAGAAAGTTTGTAAAGTTAGCCCGGGAACTAGGTTGGAAGGCGAGTGCGGCACAGCCACCCAAAGGCCGCATCAAGCTTGATTGGAATGAACTGCACCAGCGTGAGCAGCTAACAACAAAACACCTGGACGATTACAAGCACAATGGCCAGCTGCTAATCGCCGGCACGCCAGCAGAAAAAGCCCTGCTTATGTACAGCAAAAGTGGTGCTAAGGAATTCCCATTTGGTCATGGCAACCGCCTGTATTGGTTCAAACTGGACTTAGACCGGTTCGACAAAGCCCAGGCAAATGTTATCGACCAGGCAGACCGTGACGGTGAAGAACTAACAGATGATGAAGTACGCGAACGTGCGCTTAAAGAAGCCGGCAGCGTTGCAGAGATTGCCAACTGCTTTCCTCAAGCCCTGTACTACCAGGAGAACAAATTAACCGACGAAAGCTGGTATTACTTCCGCGTAGACTTTCCGCACGATGGTAGCAGCGTAAAAAACACGTTTTCTGGTAGCCAGCTAAGCTCTGGCAGTGAATTTAAAAAGCGTTTGCTGGGTATGGCACCTGGCGCGGTATTCACAGGCCAAAGTACCCAGTTAGATAAGCTGATGAGCCGTCAGCTGTTCAACATTAAGCGCGTTCAAACAACCGACTTTATTGGCTATAGCCGTGAGTACGAGTGCTATGTGTTTAATGATGTTGCCGTTAAAGATGGCCGGTTGTTCAACCTGAACGATGAGGATTTTTTTGACATCGGTAAGTTAAGTATCAAATCGTTAAACCAGTCGGTCGACCTGATCCTTAATAAAGATTTCAGAAAGCTCAACAACCAATGGCCGCGCATGTTGTGGCAAGCATTTGGCGCTAAGGGTTTTGTCGCTCTGGCCTATTGGTTTGGTAGCTTTTTTGCTGAGCAAATCCGGAAGGAACACAAAAGCTACCCATTCTTAGAGATTATCGGTGAGCCTGGTACCGGTAAAACCACTTTAATTGAATTCATGTGGAAACTTGCCGGCAGGAATGAATACGAAGGCTTCGATCCGAGTAAATCTACCCTGGCGGCCCGGGCGCGAAACTTTGCCCAGGTATCAAATATGCCGGTGGTGCTTATTGAAGGTGATCGCGGCGATGGTAAAGACCCTAAGCAAAAAGGCTTCGATTGGGACGAAACCAAACCGCTGTATAACGGCCGCAGCGTACGCTCACGCGGTTTGCGTAACAATGGTAACGAAACTTATGAGCCACCGTTTAGAGCAGCGCTGGTGATTGCACAGAACGCCGAAGTAAGTGCCAGTGAGGCAGTGCTGCAGCGGATTACCCAGATTAAAACTGATCGCAGCGGCCAGAGCAGCAAAACGAAAGAAGCGGCCGAGTGGTTAGAACGCACCAGCATCGAGGATGTAAGTGGCTTTATGCTCAAAGCCGTGATGCACGAAAGCCAAATAATGCAAACCTTCAACGAACGTAGCCGGTACTTTGAAAACTGGCTGGCCAGTAACAGCGATGTGAAAAACATCCGGATCATGAAGAACCACGCACAGCTGTGCGCCCTGGTAGAAGCACTGGCCATCGTTGCAGAGATTAATCAGGAGCAAATCGAGCAGACACACCAGTTGCTGCTCGAAATGACAGTGATGCGTCAGCAGGTTATCAACGCAGATCACCCACTGGTGCAGGAATTCTGGGATGCGTTTGACTTTATCGACGACAACGACGTTCAGGTACTCAACCACAGCCGCGATCCTAATCTGATAGCCGTAAACCTTAACCACTTTGCTGAGATAGCATCTGAGCGCCGGCAACAGTTCCCTCCGCTTACAGAGCTTAAGCGCGTACTGAAAGCCAGCCGTTCACGCAAGTTCGTCGGTGTTCGCACGGTAAACAGTGCGATTAACGGCAGATATAACGATCAACATATGTACGACAAGCGCCCAACATCAGTGAAGTGCTGGGTATTTGAGGTAGAAAAATGA